TGCAATAAATTCATTTAGGGCTATATTTGCAGCCCGTTCTACGGAATGGTTCCGTAGCTCAACTGAATAGAGCATCTGACTACGGATCAGAAGGTTACAGGTTTGAATCCTGTCGGGACCACTAAAAAGCTGTTAATTACTATTAACAGCTTTTTTTATTCTAATAGTCAGATATTTACGATAGAAGTATAACTACACCCAACCAAATAAAATGATTAATAAAAATACATAACTACACCCAAAATACACCCACTACACCCATGAGTAAAAACAAGTGTACAGCCACAGTAATACTGAGAAAAGATAAGTTCAACCCCAAAAATGGCATGGCACCGGTGGCCATTCAGTTTTTTATAAACGGAACCAGAAAGGTTGTTTCACTAAACATATACATACAGCCTAAGTACTGGGATGAACAAAAAAGAAGAGTAACAGCCGGAGCTGAATCGATGAAAGACTATAATTTAATCATTGAACAGGCATTGGCAAAAGCCAACAAAATATTTGTTGACTACCATTTAATGGAGAAAGAACTATCAACAAAACAATTTCTAGATGAGTACTCAGGGCAGGCAAACAGAAATGACTTTATTAACTTTATGGAAACTGAACTGGAAAGGAGGTTAAAGTACGATGTTATTTCAAAGGGAACATATAAAGGTCAGAAGTCCACTCTTACCAAGCTTAAGAAATATAAACGCACGATACTTTTTTCTGAACTAACTCCTGACTTTATTGAAAAGTTTGATGGCTGGCATAAAAGATACTTAGCTGGTAGCTGCGGTAAAAGAGGACGTAATCAGGTTAATGATTCATTTAATACGCGACAAAAAGCAAAATCACATATACGTACGTACATCAATCTGGCTATACAACGTAATAATGTAAGGATAGACAACCCTTTTAAGGTCATTAAAGTTAAGTCAATTAAGGGCAGTCGTACATTCCTGGAAGTGGATGAATTATTAAAGTTAAACGAATTGTTTGATAATGGTAATATAACAATGACAGATAAAGTAACACTTGCAAAATTTCTGTTTGCATGCTTTACAAGTATTCGTGTAAGCGACAGCCAAAGGTTACATGAAATGAGATACTCAGATGGTTGTATTACATTCATTCCTGTAAAAACACAACGCCTTGGTAAACGTGTAACAATACACTTAAACGAAACTGCCCGTAAATACTATCAGTGGCTAAAAAAATGTGACTTTGTAAACTACAGCGCAGAGGAAATGAACAGATCTTTAAAACGTATTGCTAAATCCGCTATTATTAATAAAGATATAACTTTTCATGTTGCCCGGCACACTTTTGCTACCCAATTCATTAGTAATGGTGGTGATGTTGTGGTATTACAGGAAATACTTGGACATAGCGATATAAGGGCAACAATGATTTATGTGCACATGGCGCGGAATGCTGCAAAGAAACAGATTATGAATATGGATAAGATTTTTAATATATAGTAGAGCTAAGGCTTTATTGCAGCATCTGCCAAAAGCTTAGCAAACTTATAATCATTTGATATGACATAAGCATAAACTATAACTAACCCAACACCAACAACAGGATACAAAACACTAAAACCACTTAGAGCCGCTACAGTAATTAATGCTGATCCTGATAATGCAGCAACTAATCGAATGTTCAAATTCTTTTTGTAGACATCGGCCGCTTCAGCAAGTTTGTTACGGGCATTATAATTATAACTCTTTGTTAGTGGGATACTATCAGCATCATTTATAGACCAACCAATATTTGATTTTATAAATGTTGAATCAGCGTAACTAAGCGTATCATTATATTTAAAATAATCTATCGCAAATTTGGGTGCAACTCTGATTTTATTGTTTGTGTCACCATAAATTATAAAGTACAACTCATTCTTGTTTTCTGAAAGAATTTTAACACGTTCAGGCACGTTATCCTTCAACTTAAGAACGTCTTGCGCATAAATGAATGCGCTAAGACATGACAGGATTATTGTAGCAACTGATTTTACTCTCATTTACACTCCCACACTACAGTTTCTGTGTACTCAATTGTGTCGCCAACATTGGTAACTTTTTTTACCGATGTATTGTGAATTTCATCGGCTTTTTCGCACTCCTGATACTCTTTTGTAATTTTAACCGGATATCCTGGTATCGGCCTGTTTGTGATAATTTGTGTATGTTCTTTACAGTTTTTACACTTATCGCACGAAGTTGTTGCTAGTGATAATATTACGGCTGTTATTATGATGATGTATTTCATGCGGCTAATATATAAAAATCATAATAATTGGAAATTAAGCTTTAGACTTTATAGAGTTCATCCTCTCTAGCACATCTTCCAACTGATCGTATATGATGGTGCCGTAAAATGGTGTATTAAGTCGTTCTAACAATAACATCATCACTGAGTTATTCTGATTGATTAAAGCACTTATACGTTCATCGTTATTTGATGAAGCAGGCAAAGTAACTGGGGCTGTGCTGCCACCATCTTCAAATTGCCTTGCGCTTATCATAGCTTGAAGTGCACCCATCGTGTTTACCATTTTGGGGTGAGTAAAGAGCCAGTTGGGAATGATAAGCTCAGGGCCCTTTTCACCAATTATGCCTAATTGTGGCTTATCAGCTACACCACCACCTGCTATACTACCTACGTAAGTAGTATTGTAAACTTTGCCTGATTGCTGACCCATTGCTTTTACTGTGGTACCACCATGAACAAATTCTGGAATAGGCATTGCTGATAACAATCCGAACTTAAAAGTGGCTGCTGCAAGTTTGAAATTGGTGAGTGGGTTTAAAAAGCCTTGTGCAGCTGCTTTGAATGCCAGAACAGCTAAGTCTATCCCAGCATCAGTAACTGCAGCAATTTTTTGCATGATTGCCATTCTGCGTCTAGATTCACGCTCTCTCCTGTTCTGCTCTTCTTGTATTCTGAATTTTTCATTTTCAAAGCGCTGCATCTCACGCAACTCTTTATCATTCTTTTCAGTAGTAAGGCGGTTTATTTCAGAATTGTACTCAGCTTCTGTCATTTTACCACGTTCTTTTTTAGAATTCAACATGGATATTTCCTGAGCATGAGTGTTTTTTATATTGTTTAAAGATTGAGAATGAGTACGCTGCTCTGTTTCAAGTCTTAGTCGGCTTGACATTTGCAGAGCAGCCAAATCGTTACTTAATACTGCCTGATAAAATTGTGATATTGTGGATAATACAGACATCACTTCTGAAGAATAGCTCTGCATGTCAGATATTCTTCTCAACTGTGCATTTTGTTCTATGGCAGCTATATCGGTATCATATTTTTCCCAAATTAATCTTCGCTCTTCAGCCGTTAGTTTATCATTTTCGAGCAGCCTGGTGGTTTGTGCCAACAATTTGTCTTTTTCGGCCTGAATGCGCTGGTCATCGGTTTTTGCACGTGCCAAGTCCAAATCAGCCTGCAGCATCATTCTGTTAATCTCGGCATCAATACGGTCCTTATGTTCTTTTTTTAACGCATCTGTTTTTTCACGCTCCTTGCGTATAAAATCTTTGGCCTCTTTGTCGAGGTTTTTGCTGTTTTCGGCAATCCACTGATCAAGTAAATGGGCTTGTTCTTTGTATAGCAGCTCCTGCAGCTGCCGCAATTCTTTTGTATGGCCCACTGCTCTGGCCATGAGCTTTTGATACTTAACCTCAACCGCACGTAATTCTTTTTCATGCTTATCTAATCCATCCTGATAGGTTTTCTCTTGTAAATCTGCAATTTCCTGTTGTAGCTTTTTAAAGTCATCAGCCATTTTTTGAGCGGCTTTTGCTGCTTTCTTCGCTGCCTCTTCATCTTTTACTGCTCTATCGGCTAGCAGCCCATTCTGTTTATCTTTAAGGAGTTTATCAATATCCTTCATCTTAGCAGATAGATCTTGGTATGCCTGTTTTGCTTCTTTTATTTTATCAATATCTCCTGATCTTATAGCCGAATCCATAGTAACTCTCCATCCGCTTCGAATGGTTTTTTGAATCATAAGTTCTTTTTCCAATTGCTCAACACTCAATTTCTGAATGCTCATCATATACTTAGTTCGTATATTAGCTTTTTCTTCCTCCTTTGCCTTAAAGTCATCGAAAGCTTTTTGCGCCCTGGCATCTACTTCATCCATAACTTGACTAAAGCCCCCTGACATAAGTAGTTTTACCCCATCAACCATGCCGTTTACAGTGGCTAAAAACATTTCACCCAATTTGGCACCAGGACCAGATGTAAACTTAACCCATTGTTTATTTAATTTATCGAGTTCGCCAGCAAGGTTGTTTGATTTTATTGCGACTTCATCGTTAATGCTGGCTGTGTCACTGAGTGTTTTATTGGCCAAATCAACACGCTTTTGGAGCAAATCTGTATTGTTTCCCAATTTTGCAAAAACTTCACTAGCTCCGGCACCGTTTACTTCCAAATCTTCAATCAACTTCGCCAACACAGTGCTTTTTCCGCTGAATTTGCCTGCCCCTTCCATAACCTTAACAAAAGCTGCATATAAATCTCTATTGAGAAGGTCGGTGAAATCTTCAATTTTCATACCGGCTACTTCTGCAAAAGTTTCGGTATTGGTGAGCATCTTTTTCAGAATTTTACCAATGGCAGTACCACCTCTTTCTGTACTAACGTTTAACTCTTGTAAAGTAGCGGAAAGCCCTAACACTTCTGCAGATGTTAAACCAAGCGGTATACCTACGCCACCTATTCGGTTTGCAAAATCGGAGATAACAGGGCTAGTGGCCACACCACTGGCTCCTAGCTCATTTAATGCATTGGCAATATGAGCTATGTCAATACCTACATTATCTGATTTTATGTCTGAAAAAACATTTCTCAGCTTACTCATTTCAGCTGCGATGGCTTCTGCATTGCCACCAAATTCATCACCGAGCGCTACATTTACTTTATCTACAGCTTGCACAAATCCCAGTATCTGATCCTGAGCGATGCCGAACTGGCCCGCAACTTTAGCCATTTCACGAAGTTCGCTTGCGCTGGTGCGTGTATCTATCATGCCTAATGCGCTATTTAGCCTGTCCACTTCATCGGCTGTCATACCGGTGGTTTTGCGCACATCTGCTAATTGATCGGCTACTTTAGCAGCTGCAGCTACACTGCCAGTAATGTAATCTTTCACACCACCTAGTGCAGAGTTAACAAGGTTGCCGCCAACAACACCTGCGGCACCAGCCGCCATTGCGCCTTTCCACTGGCTAAACCATCCACCGGTTTGTTTGGCCTCATTATTAACCCTTCGTATGGCCGCTTCTACTTGCCGTAAGCGTTGCGATTCATTGCTAGCTGCACGTAGTTCTATTGGCATTTTGTTCAATTCTCTATTAAGCATTTTTTGCTCTTCTTTCAGCTGTTTAAGTGTTGGACCTAATCTACCGGCCATTTGCCCCTCAAGTTGAACAATTTCCTTCTCTACGCGGCCAAGATCTTCCATGCCCTTCACCCATTCATCAGAACCCTGCTTTAGTTTAGCTGTAGATGTGGCTAATTTGGTTTGCCTTGCATATAGCTTTTCAAGAGCGGCTTCGCCCTGGGCTGAGTCAATAAAAATAGAAATTCTGCGATTAACAGTTTGCGACATTGGGCATATAAATTATACCCAAATTTTGCCATAAAAATCAGTGTTATAAAGGACAGTTATAACAACATAACTATGCCACCCGGTTTATATTCCGCCATTGGATTATTATCTGTATCCATCACTCGAAAAGGCAAATCATTGCCGTTGTTTTTTAGAATAAAGTATTGGGATAAGCTATGCACATAGTTTCTACGAAAAGTAGCATCTTTTTCATGCCAACAGAATGTATGCAGATAAAATGTATCAGCATCTAGTTTTATCATATTAGCAGCCATTAGTGTATCTATATTCCTAACATTATCAACCAGCTTATTAACTGCGGGCTCTGTAAGTAATTGTTTTTGGCTTTTGCTAAATATCATATTTCAAAACTAACGAATGTGAATATTTTTTACAATCATATCTGCTTTTGTTTTTGCGACATGCTCTGCCAGTGCGTTTATGTTTTTATCAATAACCGGGTTAAAAAATGGCTTAGGTATTCTGCCAAAGTTGGATGACTGACCTGCTCGGCTAATTGGCCATCCACGGCCTACACCTTTATGCACATATACCAGCACACGGCTTATGTGAAATGATGCTCTGTTTATCTCACCTAATTTATCTTTACCAAATCCCGAGCGTAATGTGCGTGTGTGCTCGCCCTGGTTAATTTGCATGCGTTGCATCTCCTGACGCATATTTTTAGATGTACTTCTGCCCCACTTTACAATACCGGCATTGTATTCTTCTAATAGTTTGTAATTGTTGCTCATAGTTTATAGATGTCCATGGTTACTTTAACCAGCTCTGCTGCTGTTTTATTACTTACACTAAAATCAAGGGTATGTGTTATATAATTAATACTTTCTATGCGTACCGGACGATTATCATCGAAACTTAATACATCTTCGGGCTTCATTAATGTTTCAAACTGGAATGGTCTTGTATTTTTCAGAAAATCAAGATAGGGTTGTGCATACCTTGAATGTATACCTATATCTGTGTCATATTTTAGTGTATTATCGCCTATCTCATTGTTTTGTGCATCACGATTGTGATAGCTGGCAAATGGGTATTTTCGGTTGGTTGTGTCGTTTTGCAGTCCGTACCAAAACGCAAGCCTACCCTTAAATGTGTGTTCATCCTGAGATTGCTCTTTAACTTTTGCCGCCTGTTTAAGTTCCGGAAGCAATATCTCACTTTCACCATCGGTTTCGCGGCTCATGAGGATAGGTGATAGTGCCGGTTTTATAGTGACAGCTGCATTGCCTTTTCTAAAATTTAACTGACCATCGCAAAAATATACCCATGTGGTTGTTAGCGTTTGAGGATTAACCATTGCAGTATAGTAGCTATCAATTTCCTGAACATAACGTATATCAGCTTGTTCATTATCTGTAGCCGGAAGTGCTCCAATATTTGATACAGGGGGTTTTAACTTTTGCTTGACGTACGTTTTTATTCTTTCATTTACCAACTGATCGTTTGTGTCATATTGATAATGCAGGTCAAAACCTTCACTGTATTTTTGATTTGTTTCATAACCATATTTTTTAATTACTGAGCCGGTTAAATCAAGCGGATTATTGTGTTGTATGATTTCGGCAAATGGTTTGGTTATTATTTTATTATATCGATAATCAATAGTGTAATTCTGATAGAATAACTGTTTAATACCCATTAAAAACTCCTCTATGGTCATATCAGGCATACTGCACCTCAAATCGATATAATTTGGCGATTGCTGCCATTCTGTATAATCTTTAGGAGTGAGCATGCCATTTGTAATGAGCAGCAAATCGGCCAGTGTTGTTTTAAACAGATCGTACTCGATTGAATATTTAGTTGTACGTTGAATTGCTGCAAATATTTCACTGATAAACGGGCAAACAGATATTGCAAAATATCTGTAACCGAACCATTCCACCAGTCCATAAGTTGTAGTGTCCTGGAATGAATATTCTTGTGCAGCAAAGTCCCAACGGTTGTATTTATTTTCAAGCGGATTGGTAGACTCAACACCGGTGTGCATTGTGTTCTTTATGAGTGGAAAGCGGTACGGAATTTTCCCAAAAGTATCTTCATACCAGCTCCCATACTCCTCATTAACCAATGCATTGGCGTGTTCTTGCGTCAGATAATCAAAGGTATTGTTAAGACATTTGATAATTAATCGCTCTTTAGTAAGCTGGTCGGCAATACTTTGCGGACCAACCATGCTGTTTGTAGTACCAATCGCCAAAAATGTGAAAACCCACTCACCAGACAGATTGGGTGTAGGACCGCTTAGTACGCTTAACTGCATACCTGTTATTGAAGTTTTACTATTGGCATCGTCTATAAAATTCTGAATGGTATCAGCAACATTACCTGCCCATGCTGCAAACCAGGTAGTGCTGTATGATGCGGAAACGCCATCTACATTATAACTAATACCACCAGGGTTGTCTATTGTATATTCAGCAATGTAGTAAGGCCTAATTTCATCGAACAAACTGAATGAATTCCACTTGCCAAAATCAAGCTCACGCATAGGTGTGCTTAGTATTTGGCGAATGGTTTTATCGATGCCTGAGTATAAATTGCAATCGAATGCTCCTGTATAGTATTTTTTCACTTCAATAATTCCGTTCATCCAGAAGTTGCCAAACAAATAAAATTCACAGCTGAACTCTATGTTTAATGATGTGCTTACTTCAGGCAAGTTGATAAAGCCTAACGTTTTTATGTTTTTAGGTGTATCTGGCAGCCGAAAGGGGAAGCTGTATAATACCGGTACAACCGAGCTGCTAAATAATGTGGTTTCTTTTTTAAACCTTATTGTTACATCATCGAGTTCAAGGAATGTTCCGTTAATTTTAATAGCAATGTTATTCATACAGCCATTTAGGGGTAAAAGATGAGTGTGTATGTGCGTATTTATACTTTAGGTCGAAATTTACAATAGACTGTGCATCAGTAGGCAATTCAACAGCTTTATTTAATACAACTATGGGTAAAAGCTGATCACCAATAACTTCGAAAACATCATCACTATTCAGTAAATCGCTAAGGCATTGCGCCCACTGCTGTGGGTCAAAGCGTAAATCGCGTGAATTAACGCCTACCGGCACATCAACGTCTTTTGAGTATGTTTTGTTGTAGTTTAATATTTCACGATCGGATGCTGTATAATTTGCCGGCAGCATAATTTTAGCTTCTTCAAATTCATGAATTGTTCGTGATTTAGCTTCACCGCTACACCATAGTGTATCGTAAGTACCAAGGCTGTTTTTGTATATAAAATAGCGATTAAATTCGTGTTGCACTTCGCTGATTATAAAAAGAAACGACTCACTACTTTGTGAATCAGTATTACGAGTAATCTTTACTGAGTAATGTGTTAATAGTGAAATCTCCATGTTTTCGGATATCTGCGATGGCCCAACGGCAATGGCGGTAACTGTATGAGCACCTGCACTCCCGGCAGAAAAACTTACTAATTGTGGCGAAATTTCATCTTCATAATATGCTGTTATCTCAACTGACAACAAATCCTCATCTACCGAGGCAAGGAAATAATATAACCATATAGGGCAATGTTTGTTTATAACCATAATACGAGGTAAGACATTAAGCAGCTTATGCCCTTCCCCGCTAAGTTGTTCGGTGTATATATCAATTAATTGAGGGAATACTTCGGTTGAAAATCCACCATTTAATGCAATCTTATAATTGCTGCTACTACCGCTGCCGGTGGCATACCAAACAATATCCTCTCCATACTTTTCGCCCCACTGCAAATAATATCTGTATATGCATGGATAATCGCTTACGACCTCATTAGATGGTGCATAGCTATTGTCAAACACAAACAATCTGTTTACCTGAAATTCAGCTATACCATTGATATCAACGTGCGCATCCTGTTCTTTCACAAATTTAAATATGGTGCTTCCGGGTTCTTCTTCTACGAATAATCTGCAAAACAGACGATAATTAGTTTTCTGAACACCTGCAGTATAATTCAAAAGTAACAAGCTCCAGTTCGAAAGCTTTGTTACGTCTGAAGATGTTAGTGTTAAATTCCATTTTTCGGAACCTTCTTTAGCAAGTATTTTAATTCCATGTACATCATCATCTGGATCATAAAAGTACTCTATAACATATTCGGTGATGATATTACTTATTCGCTCAGCCACATGTTCTAGGTAATCCACTATGCTTTCTGATATGCCCTTAATTCGTATCCAATTAATGGGGTCGCTGCCTGTTACGGTTGTTTTGAAAACAAAAATAAAGCTGTTGTTATTGTATCCGATCGTAATGGTATCATCATTAATCGGACCACTTAAATTATTTACTCTGAACCCCCAACGTGATTTTACGGGTGCTGTTTCCCAATGATTATCGGTTTCAAGCCTTAAAACCATAGGGTTTTTTATTGCCGCAAACTGCTGAGGTTGTGCCAATACTGTTACTGCCATACTTATATAGGTGTATTAAATTTGGTGGGGTTATAAACCAATGCCTTTTCATGCGGCTGCCGGAAACTGAAATCAACTTTTGCGCCACACAGCCTTTGTACGGATGGTGGGATTGGGCCTATAGATAAATCATTGAAGTCAAGTAACAGCTTTTCTTCAATTAATCCGTCTTCAGTTTGAGCCACAAAATAGTCTTCATCAATATACCCTATGAGCTCCTGTGCAATACCCACGCACTTATCAATACAATCTTGTACTGCATCAAGGTTGTTAGGGTCGGCTTTATCTAGTACAAAAAACATAGGCCGTTTTACCAGCATGCGGTTATCACCTCCATCATCCTGTCCAAATGCATTGTAGGCAACTGCAACCAGTATAGTGCCTTTCATGTTTGTTTTAAGCTTATTAAAAAGTTCATTCACATTTACCCTACCAAATGGGTCGGTGGATTTATCATCAAGATACACACGCGCAAATCTCGGATTTGTGGGTGTGTGGTTAATATCAACATGGTTAGCAGCCAGTGCTTCCATGTAATCGAAGAATTGTTTAATTGATCGGATTGCCATTGTTCTTTTTCATTTTTTTGGATTCAAGTATAATCCGCTTAAGGTCGGATACAACCAACAATGCTGGCGATGTTCTTACAAGGTTAAAGTTTGCCAAACCTCCGGCAATGTGTAGTACAGTTTCGGCAGGTGGCATTTGTTCAGTAGTTTCCGCACCGGTAAAAACAATATCATTATCGTTTATCATTACCTCACGCTGACACTCGTACCATATTAACGCTGCAATTTTTTCAGCTTGAGAAACTGATTTTATATCGGACAAACGATACTCAATTGTGTGCATATTGAACGGCTCACGTATATCACCATCTGTATTCGGATCGGCTGGATTGTATTTATTTTTGGCCAAGCGATATAGTGCTGCAAAAAACAAGTTGAGGCTATCCTCGTTTGCCGTTTTTACAAAATCAATAAAATGAGTATCTGCAAATGAAAATTCATCCCAGGTAAGCAACTCAAAACTGGATGGACCATAATATTTTTTTCCGTTCGTATCCACAGATGCAATAAGGTTTGGCTCTAAATCGTATTCCATAAAAATAAAATTAAGTACACGCATACCATACAGCAGATCGTGTATAAACTCATCAGAAAGTAGAATAAATTGCTCGTGAGGTATATTAAGCAGAGCATACAGCATTCCTAAACTAACACGCTGATATACGTCTTCCCAACCATCATTCACTACAATATCGGTGTCATTTTCGATGCGAAACATTTTTTTTCGATATGGATAAACAATGGCAGCATACATAACGAGTTGCTCTCGACTAAGCTCATCCCAACATTCTGGAATGAAGTGTGATGTATAACCTTTGGTTGTGTGTATTTGTAATTCTATCATTTACCCAACTTGAAATATATACTAGCTGATACAGTGCCAGGTAGTTGAAACGCGGCACGGTATGCGGTTTTGTTTTTTGTGACAAAAAGTAATTCAGGACCAATTGTGGGAGAACTTCCCAAAACTCCCACACTGGCTCCGAAACCTGCGTACAGTTGATTACGTGCTTCTACCGGCTTAATGATGGTATTGGTGATGATGGCCGTTGGCCTAAGCAGGCGGTAAGAAAAGTTTCGCCAGGTAATATTGTTGTTGTAAACGCTGTCGCGTATGGTGGCTGTAATGTTTGAATCTTGGATGGTTTGCTCATAAAAATGCGCCATAAAATACGCGTGTACGATGGCAGCGGTATCTACAGGAGTAAGCGGTTTGTCCGATGCAGCCGCAGGCGCGGGCAATCGGATTACAGATGAGCGTGGTGTTGGGGGTGGCACCTGTGGAGTGTATGTGTTGGTATCATACACATATACGACAGTGGTGCTGGTATCGGCATGTTGTGTAACGCTGCCACAGTGCCGCTGACTCACATATATATATATGAGCAGTGCTATGGCTATGAGCCAACCTATGTAGTTATAATCTTTCATCCTATAAACTGATTAGATACCCAGCCAGTCAATTTATCATTAGCTTGAACAAGCGAAAATTGTGAACCAACTTCGAGTAATATAAGTGCCGCACCATTGGGCACCGAACCTATAATACGGTGAGATACTGAAGGACCTGACCTTATATTTAAACTGGCTCCTAAAGTTTTAACGGCTTTCATCACTTTAGGCTGCGGCACGGTACTCATAATACCCTGCTCTACAAGCCATGTTTTTACAGAGAATGATGGACAAGCTTTAATCCATTCATTGGAGCTGATGATGCCATCCCGGTTTTTGTCGGGTGAAAAATCACGGTGGCCAACATGCTGTGCTGCAGGAAATCTTTGTGCGTATGTTGCTGCCAGATTTTTCATGGCTAGTTTTTGCGCATCGGTGCGGTTATCAGCTATGCGGCTTCTGCTATCGATGCCACCAACGTAGGCAATGTGAATACTATTAGCATTATACCCGGCAACACCGTTGGTTGGTTGTTCAATGGGCTGCAAGTTATGCACCGTGCCATTGGGCATGATGAGGTGGTGATATCCGGGTCGATTCCATTTCATCACATCGCGCCAATGCTTTTGAATAGATTCAAGCGTTTGTGTTTGAGCGCCACCGGTGCAGTGATATACAATGTACTTAATTGCTCTCATTGTTCTTTTTTTTAACGGGGTTCTCAATTTTGGTCATATAACCACCAAGTGCTATCAAGCCTGATACCACAAGAGGAGCTATGTGCTGTGTATTCCACATAAAATTATCCCAGTCTACATTAACCCATGCGTTTGCAATAGCAACTACAAGGCCTATTATCGTTGATAATGTGCTTTTATTCATTTTTTTGTGAAGTGTCTAATGATTGCTAAAATTGAAACGAAAATTGCCAGTGTTAAGCTTAGCACTTGCAATAGTGGGATAAGCTTCGCTGCCCAACCTATTATTGTGAATATCCAAATGCTAATTGCTGATAGTGTGTCTCCGTGTTTCATACGCCAAAAAATGTTCCTCCTGATTTATTTTTAAATGTTGTGGTTTTGGTACTGTCGTTAGGATCTAGGTATAAATCCGATTCGAAGTATGCTGTATACTTATCAGCAGATGCATTTGCATTCAGGTAGTCACGCAATTGTTTCATAGCGGCATGCCCTTTTTTCAATGCTTCATCTTTGATGAATTGCAGGCTGCTAAAGTCGGCAGGGTTTTGCTTATCACCGGCACCGGTTTGCGCACCTTCGAATGATATTAAACTGGCACCATTCTCATTGAATTCGATGATGTTTTCATCGATACAATTTGCAATGGATAAGTGAGCCATTGATTTGTAGATGTAAGGCAGTATTTTAAGATTATCCTCGCTGTATTCATCTTCAAAACATTCATCTAGCAGTTGCTCATACAAATCATGTCCAATATTTGCCTGTATCAAATCTTCCTGAATGTTTCTCAGCGATGGACGAATAGCATCCAGTGTACGCATGCCTTCAATTTTTCTGTACTTTCGGAATTGCTCTACATTCCATATGAACGATTTCTTTAACTCGGCATATTCCTCACTGCCTGCCCAATCTTGAAATTCGCTCATATTACCATTAAGCAGCATAAGCATGTCGTGCATACCTTGCCACGCATCACGCAACCTTGCACGTTTAAACCTACGCATCTGTGTCGCGTATGGTGTTTTCTCATCAGAGGTTTCAAACCTAGTAAAGCCTTTGTCCGATATGTTCATGTCGCCATCATCGGCATAGAGGTAATAAGCATAGTGGACCAATGGGATACGTGCAGCTGAAAGCAGTTTATCAAAATACTCATTGGGAGTATCAGGAGTGTTGCCTTCATTGTAATACTCAACCAAAGCATCCCACTGATCACGGCTGATGTATGGCATAATAAACGACTCTGCCAGTTTTAAATAAGACTGAATACCCGTAACGTCATTATTTACGTTTGGAGCGCTAAATGCGGCCTTTAATTCTTCTATGGTAGTAATAATCATTGCTTAATAGTTTGGCTGCCGGTTGGATTTTGATCAAGAGTTTGTGATGTATCGCTGCTTAAGAAATCAGGGTATGCATCAGGTTCTATGGTATAATAACCGTTTAACTTCCCTATCATTTTAGCTATCTGCAGGGTTACCAGCCTCTCGCGTTTGAGGTTTGCGACCTTATTGCTTCTTGCTTGGCGTTTGTCGCTGCCACTGCCGCTCAAATCCTTTCCACCAGGAATACCAAAACCGAGCAACGAAGGATCGAGCGACATGGCGAATAAAATTTCGCTATTGGCAGCTGAGTTGTTTGGCAGCTCTGCAGTAGCTTCCAAATAATTCTTAATTGGTTCAATTTCCCATCCGGGTATTTCATTGCCGTTCTCATCAATACCATAGATTGTGATAAAGGCTTTACCTGCATTTTCTTTCCCGGTTAGGAAAGTGTTCATTTTGATTTGTTCTTCCTCAAAAATTTCGATTTGTTGCTCCTCAGTTTTTTGCTCCCAATCTTTGTATTTACTGATGAAATACTCTTTAGGAATGCGGATGTGGTATTTGAGGGTGGCAAAGTTTTCGTAAATGGCATTGATGAGTGCAGGTACACCAATGGCAATGTCAACCCACTTATTACGGAATACAGCGTAATAATCAGGCTCCGGATAAAAGAGTTTACCCCAGCTGCCGTATGTAATTGGCAATACAAATGTGTCAAACTCTTTGGGATCAACACCTTTATGGTAGAATGAGTAAACATCAATATCCTGATATTCACCGGTGCCTGGTACAACAGGAAATTTTGCTGAATAGCGTATTTTTTTGATTGTGCCACTGGTATCTTGCTTGTGCAGTCGCACAAATGGTGTGTTGAGCGTGCGTACCCAGTTTATCCGGGTTTTGCCTTTATTCCACATAAACTGAACAAAGGCGATATAAAAATGCTCACAGCTGTCAACTGCCTGAGCTATTTCCAATTCAATATTTTCATCGCGCTCCAGTCTTACCCAATCATCAAACTTTATAAGCTTCGATACCCGCTTACCGGTATCGGTGTATTCATCCTTCCACCATTTAACCCCTAACCCATAGTGTAGGTCAGCATTGGTTGAAAGGGCAGCACGGCCCACACCCAGCAACGATAGTTTGTTTAAAAGCAGGTCGGGAAAACTGTCATTATCGCCCCAGGGAATCCATTCATTAGTATTTGTAGCCTTATCAGGGTCAAGCAGATCCTTTATGGTTTTTGCATCGGTTTCTGCTGTTTTGGCTTTAGCCACTGCGCTGCTTTTTATTGCATGGGTGCTATATACTGCCGGAGCGCCTGCTGTGAAAAAGGTTGTTTTATTGCCCTGTTTTACAATATTCTTCTTATCCATGTACGTGCCACTTTACTGTTTTACCATTAAATTCATCGATAAGCCAGATATGGCATTTTGTAATGTTTCCGGCTTCATCCACCATATTGATGGTGCCATTTTTCACATGTTGTGGCGCACGGCCTTGTTTCAGCATGGCCTCATTGCGGGCTATCATGTTTTTGGGGTTGAGCGTGCGGTTGCCAGTTTTGGTTACAAATGCCAGGCGTACCTGTTTTAGTGTGATGGTATCGCCACCGGTATTGAGTTTGTCATTGGCAGTTTTAAAAACAATATCGAAAGGCACGGGCTTTCCGTACCTGTCGAGCCTTTCCATGTCGGACAGTACTTGCTTTAATTCCACTATTGGCTTAACCATCAATAGCGAATTTCGGTATGGTAAGGTTCCTTATAAAGGACAACAAAAAAGCCCGATTAATCGGGCTTTTGTAGTTTGGCTTCGAGAGCCTGTCTTATAAATTCGGTAACATTACTAGTGCGTGAACGGACTCGCTCCATCAGGTCAACCGGTAGTCTTTTGCTGACCATTTCCGTTGGACCATGTTTTGACGGCTTGCCTTCCGGGTTATTTACTTTGCCTTTCAATCCGTGTGGTTTATTCATCTTGACTATCCTCCCAAATTAAATAGGCTTTATACCAGTCGGCCATTCTGCGAAGAGCACCCGTCATTTTATCAGTTAGAATGCTAACATCTGTTTTTTGAAGTTCAATATCATCAAACCAGATAGGCACAAAAAAAATTGTTTCAGGATGGTAATCTAATCTTTGATAAACAGCCCAATCCATCTGTATTGATAAAATTTGATTTTCGGATAAATCTTCAAAGTGGTGAACTTCTGCCAATAAACGAGGCTCACGGTTGTGTAGGATAAACAATCTGCCATCAGATTTGTCAATCATTGGGTTCTCGCATAGGAGGAAAGCGGGTGGTTTATTGTTCTTCGTATTCATCGTATTTCTTTTTAGTGTATAAAATTTTATCGTCTGGATTACGCTCCCAACTGTTTGAATGTTTTAAATCTTTAAACTCATCTTTCAAAATGCCTCCTTTTCGGTAAATAACAACTTCTTCAGCTTCTGCACCTATTCCATCGGCAACATCGGCCATTTCTTTTTTTTCTAATAGCTTATTAAATATGTTGCTAACAAGCTTTAGCTGATGTGTGCCTTTTGCTTTGTTGTGCCGTATGGTGCTCATCATTCTCTCTTCAATAGGCTTTTCAATAACAGAAACAGGGATTTCTTGTATCTTCATTTTTAGCAATACTGAGTAACGATGAAACCCATCCACGATTTCATAAATATCATTTACAGCATCGTAATAAGTAACAATTGGCATGGTCAATCCATCTTCGGTAATACTTTTTTTTAGCAACCTAAACATTTTGGCTTCCATTTTATTAGGGTTATAGCCATTAGGTTGTACCTTAGCAATTGGCACTAACCTTACATTTAAACATGGGAATTCTATTTTCATAATTCGTTTGCTTTTAGTTCTTCTTTAAGCCTATTAAAATGTTTCATGTTATGATCTTTGCTGGCTCCTCTTTTTTTAATGGCCTTTGCCTTGGCAATTTTTTGAACACGAATTTCTTTATCTTCCATAATTGCTATATCAGCAATTTTGCGAATAATCATATCGTAATAGGCGATATCAACCTCTTTGATAAGTTCAATCTTTTTAAGGGCATTCACATTTAGGATTGATGCCGTTCGCATCTCCTGCACGGGCATATTCTTTTGATAGTACATATCGTAAATTGGGTTATATGGGATATTGTTGTCGGCAATAAATTTCCAATCATCCTTATCGTACCAATCATAAATAGGATAGAAGTTAAAGTTTCGAGAACCAGTGCCTTTACTACTCCATGGTATTCCACTAATACCATCGCGAGATGTTACAGCAACATATCTACGCAGACTTTCTTGCGCTCTTAAACCAAGCAAAAACGCACAGCCATTTAGCTTTTGTTCGGCATAAAAAGATGCTGATATTTTCCGAATTAAGCTGCTTTTTTTCGGCATCTTCATAGTCATGTCATGATGAAAGCAATCCGCTGGCAACGGCCTTACATTTTTACTCTCATCATTTGCCCATACTTCAATTACTTTATCATCCAAAAAGGTAACCTTACGCCACATACGTGGGCAAACCCAATAAAATTTAAGGTATTGCTCTTTATATTTTTCACGTATTGACTCAATGTAATGGATGGTGGTAATGTTTTCAATTTCCTGATCAATAAATATTATGTTGAATTTTCGGTTGTGTTTTTCAGCATATTTAAAACATAGGAATAAAACACAGGTAGAATCTTTCCCGCCTGAGAAATTAACAAATATCTTTTCGTCTGTATATCGGTCAAAAACCAATTTTATGCGCTCATAAGCTGCATCTAATACAGATTTGTCTTTATTATACAATTTAGCTGGTGGTTTGGCTCTCATAATTCTTTTATTGCCTCCTTCAAAGCTTTGGTTTTAAAATACGTGAGTAGGTTTTGTTTTTTGTTGATGTTGTCAATAATAAGGCGTTCGAGGCCAACATTGCCATTCAGGTTTACAAATCGGCAATGTTCAGCCTGTTGCCCGATGCGCCATATACGGTGCTCCATTTGCTTTATGAGGGCGTAATCCCATACCTTATCCCAAATAATGATGGTATCGTAGTCTTGTAGGTTCAAGCCAAGGCTTTCGGATTGGATAGATAAAACACGCACATCCGGGTAACGCTTTTTTAGTTCAGCTTCAGCGCTTAGGTATTTGCGGAATATGAGCACCTTGTTTCGATCGGTTTCTTTGAGGAATTTATCCAGTATCTCAAACTTCTCGCTGCTGTTGGTGTAAAGGTGTTGCATCTTTTGGGTTAGCTCCAAAAAGATGTTGTTGTTCATGTATTGCAGCTTCTCGTTGTCTAGGTACTCCTCTTTTAGCCGGTAATACTCCTCACTGGTTTCTTTATCCAGGTTAAAGTCAATGTCAATGTATTGTTTACCAACTTCAAGGCTAAGGTCGCACTCAAACACATAAGGCTGAATTAAGGAGTATAAATAATCTACATTGTGGTACTTGGTAATAAACTCCTTAGTGTACTGTTTATAGCTTCCAAATCGCTTGGTTATTCGGGTGTACTCGCAAAACGTGTTTTTAAACTCGGCAAAACCCATGTTTAGAATTTTAGGCGAAAGAAACTCAAACTGTGCCCAGGCATCCAGTAGGTTTCTGCTTATAGGTGTGCCATTTAAAACGAGCCGATACTCGGTAAGCTTACCTAGCTCTATGATGCGTTTGGTTCGTTTGGCATCGTTGTTTTTAATCTTTAGGCTTTCATCCACTACAATAACACTGCAATTGCTTTCTTCGAGCTTCTTGTATAAGTTTAAATAGGTGCGGTCGCTGCTGCTTATGGTTTCTATACCAACAATATCCAAATCAATGTTTAGTGCACCATATTCAGCAAGCATTTGCGCCTGATTGGCTTTGTTTTGAAATGGGGTAAACCAAAGCACGTATTTTAAGCCGGGAATACTTTCGGCCAGCTTCCACGCAGTAAGTGTTTTACCCGTTCCAGGATCCATATACAAGGCTCCAACTTTTAGGTGTTGGAGCTTTGTAATGGCGTTTAGTTGGTTATCTAGTAAATTCATAAGCGACCACCTTGTAATTAACACCCAATGGAAATTCATTATTTACAGCAGTAAAATCTTCCTTGGTATCTATCACCAGTTCTGCAAAGTTGCTCTTTAGGCGTGCCAGTGTTTTTACAGCTTCATTATAATACATACCATCGTAAACTGTTTTAACGCTTTCTGTTCCTATTACTCTTTTTTCAATTTTATATTCGGTCATGACTAGTCTCTTTTTAAATAATCGTTTGGCTGAACTTCAACGGCCTCAACCTTAGCCGGAACATGCTTCTCAACTGTGTAAGTAGGCAACATTTTACCGCTATCCCTATCAAACCAAGCCTCTTTTTTGGTACTGTATTGCAGTTCTTTTTGCTCCAATATCCAACAGCTAATCCAGTAAGCATCAGATTTCTGAACATCATAATCCTTACCCATTACCATACTTTTAGGAATAATAGCTGTGCTGCCATCGAATGCAGTTGCCTTGTATGCCTTTTCGGAAATACTGGTGAGGCTATCCAGCCTCACCGAGTAACATTTGATTTTTGCGCCCATTTTATTCAGCAATCACAAATTGAACATAACGATCAGAATCGCTGCACCAGAATATACCTTCATCTGTATACGCATTAATGCAGGTGCGGTAATCTCCTTCTCCGATAATAGTAACCTTATTGTGATACTCACGAGGATTTTCCGCAGCTTTTTTCGCATGGTAGGCTTCATCCCGGTTAGCCCAAGTTGTGTGGCAAGGCACTACCTTGTCTACTACAAAAGAATCAACACCATTTTGGCCACGATAGCCAAAGTACTTAGTGATGATACGTTTACCTTTAAGATTTTCAATGTGATCAGTAGTAAGATACTGAGCTGTGCCATTGTCAATAGCAGCTTGAATAATTTGGTTTAATTTTTCTGTTGTCATGATTTTTCTGCCAGTTTTTAGGCCGGTGGCGCTCCGGTTTAATTGTTAATTGATATGCAAATATAATACTTTTTTTATTAATGTCAATACATTTATAAAATAAATCTGACACCCGCGCCCCTGCGCTCAACAATGCCATAAACTTTCTTTGATGCCACTTTCTTTTCAAAAGAAAGTGGCCGCGAAAAAAAAGGGCTACCCGTGTATAAACGGATAGCCCTGCGATATGGTAGCCTATAAATATTAGTAGGTTTCTACCAGTTGCAAAATTTTGGCGTCTGCTTTTCGCTGTGCTTCAAATGTCATTTTCAACTTGCCGTGTATCAACTCATTGAACGCATTATATACAAGCCACTTGTTCGGCACTTCGTTAAGTAGTGCCTGCTCTCGCTCAATAACCTGCATCACAAGTTGAGCATTTAATGAAGGGTCGGGATTTAGGTCTGATTTCTCAAACTTAAAAAGTCCGCTCTGCTCTGCGATACCTTTCACAATTTCGGGGATGTCGTGTATTTCGGTTTCACTCATTCTCTCAAATTTTCGGGTTATCGTATAAAATTCATTATCCATGAATTTATTAACCAGTGCCCGAATTTCAGGAATAACCACACGCAACATATCGCCCCTGTGTTTAATAGAAAATCCGATTTGCGCATGTGCAACGTGTAAGCCATTACTGCAAACCTCACGATAAAAGCCAAATCTGCCCGAAGTTCGGCAGCTTCCATCATAGGAATTAGTAAAGCGCAACATCGGTTTTATTTTGTCTTTGCCATTCTTCACTGTTACCGTGTAGTTTTCATCATCCAGAATATAATCAACGGCAAAACTGCGGTTTTCTCTGTTAATACTGCGGGTTTTATAGTTTATCTCCGCATTAATCAAAGCTTCTTCGGCATGAAGAAAGAAATTTTCATTCGGCAAATGTGCGTATGATTTAGAAACTACATTTACCAAAGTACCGGCAGAAATAACGGCTTTTTCAAGTCCTTTCCTGGTCGGCATACCGGTAATTATTGCAAGTGGCTGCACCTCTGAACTGATGTATATATCATCATTTTGCAGCGGTTTGTTTAAAAATGCTCTGTTATTCATATTTTTGTCTCCCTTGTTAGTTTTTAACGGCATTAAAAACAACACATATACAGCCCGATTGCGTATGCTTTCGGGCTGTTGTGTTGTTAGCCTGTTTAGATTACAAAATCAAGAATTTCAGATTCGATAACTCCGACCTGTTGTTTAACCTGCTCACGAATTAAAGCCAGTACAGGCTTTAAAATAGCAGGGTGGGCGGTTGTGAATGTGTTGCCTTTGCTGTCTTTTAACTGCAAACTTTGGCTGTGTTCATCACTGCCAATGGCAAAGCTTTCAATTTTCTGTTGGGTTTCCTTGTAAGTAGCATGTTTGTCTACAAGGCTGTTTAATTGCTCATTCCGTGCGATGCGGTCGGCAACTGTCAAAACTTGCGTTTTGCTTTTGTCAAGTTTTGCTTCAACTGCTCCACCATCAGGCGCAATGGTAGTTGTGCTTTTTTCAACTTGTGCAGTTTTTGTTTCTGTTTTGGTTGCCACTCCTTGAGTTGCAGAGCCATTGTTTTTTGTTGTCATGTTGTTAAATTTTTAACGGCATTGTAAAGATAGTCAAACACCTTGTATTTACAAGGCTTTACGCTGATTTTGTATTAAATTATTCAATTTTATTAATCTGATTATCAAACATTTATAATATATTGATATCATGGCATTTACAGCTGCAAATGATTGAAATGCAATTATTTGTTTTTTAGGTTTTTGGCTGCACCTTTTTTGAAAAAGGTTGCAACCAAGTGTCAACTTCTCACCGCGTCGCCTATCCAAAAAAATGGAATTTCCGTTCCGTTTTTTTCGAAATCTGAAACGGCAGCCCTGCGGGCTGCGCCCCTATGTGTGGCTGGTTTGGCGTGGGATACACATAGGCCGCCCCTATATTGTGAACTCTTGGCACAAGTGTTCACGCCTATATCGGTGTGGCATTGTGTCGCATGTGAACGAGTGAATGAGTGAGCTTTGCCTTAGGCGTGCGAACATATGAACGTAGAGAATAGGCGACTTAATGCCACACAAGGATGTGTGCATGAGTAACAATGCACTCATCCACATTATAGCTTACCTTTCAATGCATTGTATGCTTTGAATGGTAAGCGTGCGCAAGGGATTGAAGCTAGCTACCGTGTAGCGCGTAAAGCCCGGTACCGAAGGTATGCGCCCTAAAGATTAGTAAGGAATGGTAATGCTCGCTTATACTTCAACAGATTTGCATACTTACCAAATACTATCTGGTCTGCTGCATCGCTTCCGTCAGTTGCTTCCTCTCGATTTTGTTTGAATAGTTTCTCTGATGATTTGTTCTTTCTTATACCTGCTCTACCATCATCAATGGCTGGTGCTAACTCCATCGATACTATTAACTCTTTACAATTGATAAGATTAAATCCTACCTCAGGGAATATCTTATCTCGCCTAAGCAATAGCAATGCCCATAGGAGATACTTATCGTTGTGGCTTGGGTTGCGCTTGCCCCTATTCTTCACATGCACTATCCATCCATTATCACGCAGTATCTTCACCACTTGGTCGGTTAATGCCTGCGTACTGTTTATCTGTTTCACATTTCCCTGTGCATCGGGCCAAAGGTTAACCTCTTTCTTTTTGTGATGCTTATAATATTCACAGAAATCCAACACAACATGGTCAACAATTTTCGGAGCTTTCACATAGAAATTCTTAATGAAGTTTATGCGGTTAATAGATTTTAGTTCCTGGGCTACTACTAACCAATTTATGTGCACCCCGAAATCCATACCAATATCGAGCGGTAAGTTATCAATACAGTCTTTATCTTGTCGGCTATCTAAAGACTTTATTTTTGATAAATCGAAATCGAGGCTATCAAGGAACGAATAATTGAATGAGCCTTTATAACCATGCTTAACCCGGTCAAGACTAGAGTAAAAACCACCGTCAATTTTATTAATATGCTTATTTAAAACCTCAATCAGAAACATAGTTTCTGTCATGCCATCGTGCAGGTCGTGTATATATCTTAATGAAAGATTGGTGAGGTTATCAAATGCGTTTGCTTCAGAATAGTAGAAACCGTTTTTAGATGGAAAGCTCCTAAGCTTTTTATCTAGCTGAAGTATCAGTCCATATATTTCGAGCTTTGTTTTTTTATCTCGTTCTTTTATAAACTGCAGCTGTAGATCTATCATGCGGTTACGCAATGCTCTAAAATCATAACCCTCATCTTCGTAGTAATGGGATGGCTTTAACAACCATTGACCATCAGCACCGAATGGCATTGATGAAAAATGAAACTCAGCGTGATGCAGCGGATGCTTTTTGAAATACTCTTCATGACCCCGATTTGTAGCTTTGGTTTCACGGGCATAACGCTCGTAATCGATAGTTAATGATTCATCGGTTATATTGCCATCAAACGAAGGCCCACGTGCAGAGCCTTCCCTATCCTGACTTAGCAAAGCAAAACCCACGCAATTTCTATCAGGCCTTACAAATGTGATGAAGTTATCAAACTTGAAAGGTGTCCAATAAGGCATATTCACACCATCAGGTCGTTTACGGATAAAGTAATTTACATCCTTTCGATAACCTAACTTTTCTAAACCCTCAAAAGTACCGGGAAGCGTTAAAGTAAGCAATTGTTGAAATGTGGCTCCTTGAATACTCCACGTAGCCCTTGGCATGGTTCGCACAATCATATCAATCAGTACAGCAATAACCGTACTCTTACCCGTAGCACGCCCCCAGATGTTATTAGCTTTTTTTATCGCACCACGCCACAAATGCAGCATAAAGTTTTGTTGCGGTTTGTTGTACGTTATTTCAGATATGTCAATATCGTTTTCACTCATCATCGCTCACATCAAGTTCATCCAACTGAGATTTTATTTGCTCCGGATCCGGCAGCGAGCTGCTATTATCATCAAGTATTTGTTCAAACTCTGATTCAGGAAGCTTTTGCAACGCATCCATATTCAAAGTTTTATTTGATTCGTTGCCCTTTATTACGATTTGAATGGTAGATGGAAGCACGATGCCACCAGTTTCATCATCTTTTAATAAACCTAGCAACAAATCTATATGCTTACTGGCTGCTACAGCCGACATATAATCGCCATCTTGTTCAGCTATTGAACGAAGCTGCTTATACCATTCCACCTGCACGGTTTTCATGTAATCCTTATCATCTTTAAACATGGTACCGTACAGTTTCTGCGTTTCCTTTATATCATAATACGCCTGGCGTTCACTCACATTAAACCTGTCGCAGTAAATGGTAATGATCTGGCGTTTGCTTAACGCTGGCCTGTGTCTGCGAAACTGGTCATCAATAAATTTATACCGCACCAGTAAATCCTGATCGGTTGGCGATAAGTCAAGTTCGCCCCTGCGTTTTTCGGGTGTGCTCACCCATTTCAGCAGCTTATCAAATAGTGTATAATCACCCATAAAAATCTAATAAATCATTCACTTTGGTTCTTCGCATAATGCGATAAGCCAAAGTTTGAGCCGGTCCGCTACCTTGTTTACTCAGCTGCATAAGTTTCTTTTCAAATTCAATATTAATCTCGCCACGGCCTGTGTAAAAAGCAATATGTATATCGCTTTCCTTATTCATCAGTTCCATTCGAAACTGCATGTAATCCAACTGCATAATAGTAGCAATGTCTTTAACAGACTGACCGGGTAGCTTAGCCAGCTCTATTAGTTCTATTTTTTGCTCATCGGTTAGTTTCATTCAAATAGTTCACCTTTCTCAATCATGGCATTAAGCCATGTATCACGATGTTGCTCAGCAACACCATTGTTTATGGATATTACACCCGATTCTATCCGCTTTTTATTTGTATAGTTGGCACTGCCATTTACTGCTATCTGCCACTTATCGTTAATAATCAGCGTAACCTTGGCATGACATGGATAAAGCCTTAACCTGCTCACACTTTGTTTTGCCAGATGAAAAGCTTCCGGATGCCGGTTCGTGCTTCTGAAATCAAAAAGACCATGCAGCTCGGTTATCAATCCCTTTTCAGTAAGGTCGGTTAAATACCTGGCCCCTTCCTCGCTTATGCTCCAAGTAGCTATATACACAACAGCTGGTCCTGTTCGTTGCAAAATATAATCAAGCAGCTCATGCATGCTCCACTCAACCATGCATGCGAAATGAATATTGCGCCCCGGCAATAAGTCGCCAATCACATCTTCAATACGTTCATAATGGCGCAACAGCGCAAATGCATTATCTGCACTCCCATCTGCAAACGAAACCGATTGCTTTTCGCTGGGCAAATCATCTACCTTTATCTCCGATACTTTAAGCAGGCTCATAATTCATTCAATCTTGCTTCTACCTGAACCAGCACATGCCGCTGAGCATCATAATTCGACTGCCGTTGTGCCTTTTTTACTGGGTCGCTTTCCTGGTCAATCTTTTTTTTCTCTTTGCTAAGCCATGGGCGCAGGTTTTTCTGTTTCTGAATAAGCTCCGGCACACTCATCTGAGCAATATCTTCGCTTATGCCTACCATATTTGTTTCCGGCCACCGCCCGTGTTGCTCATAGTAGTTTATATCATCCCACAGCTCGCGGTTGCGTTTCATTGCGCGGATGATAAACAGGCAAGCCGTACGCCTCATTTCCGGGTCTGTGCTATTGGTAACAGCTCTGGCTGCACCTGCAGCCTTGTATAAGCTTGATGCAATCTGTTTTTTCTCGTGTAGTTCATTGCTGTCAAGGGATAGTAATGCCTCGTTTGGCAATTCTTTCTTTTCAACGACTTGTTTTGTCGTTTTGACCGGGGCAATAATCACCGGCTTATCTATATCATCAAGAATCACATCAATGCCATTTCTTAACAACCGGTGCAGGCATAGCTTGGCCTTATTGAGCAACACTGTTTCGTTTGAACGGTCATAACGAGTTTTACGCGACCAGGATCCTAATCCGTGGTATTTTTCGTAAAACAATACGGCATCTTTATAAGTAAGGCAATGTATTTTATCGCTTAATTTCATCTAGTCTGTACATCAGAACGGTCTTTGAGTTGACCAACAGCACAGGGCTTAATAGCGTAAAATTTAATACACTTCTGTTTCAGCACTTTAAATGTGAGTTGAACATCTACCTGGTCATTTATTTTTTTCAGCCCATCCAGTAATTTAATAATAGTATTTCGCCCATTTATAGCATAGCATTGCGTGCCCCAATTGTGACCGGGAATAACCCAATATTCATTAACAGGAATTTCTGTTTTACGATACTTCTCATACACATTTGCGTAGCTATAACCTAAGTAAAGGAATTCCCAATCATCAGGAACAATAGGCACTGCGTGGTTCATTAAGCCATTGAAACCAGTTATAAATGTAAGGTCATCCTCAAATATCAATATCCTTTCATACCCCATTCGTAAAGCTTCCTGCAGTATCATATAATGGCTCAAGTAGCATCCTACCATACCATATGTCAATCTTTCGTTATCGCACTTTATGCCTAACTCACGTGCATCTATTGCCGGGAAAAAATCAACTTTTAGGTTTACTTTTTCAAACTGTGCCTCCGCATGTTTACGCCTATCCAATCTGCGCGTAAGGTTAAGGCAATACACTTTATCGAAACCTAATTTTAGCAGGCTCATAACTTATCAAAAACGAATATTGATACCTTAAACCTCCAGCAATTATCATTATGATTACGTAGTTCTTGGGTTAAGGTTTCGTTTAGAGCGAAACCCCGTTTTTCCAGCTGCTGAATAATGTACTTATTCGGTTGTTCGTTCACATGACCTCTGCCACCCTGGCCCGGAACAGCCCAACTTATTACCAATCTTCCCTCGCATACAGCCGTAATGTTATCAATAAACTGCTGTTCATTAGCCTTAGGGATATGCTCACCGACCTCCATACACAACACCTGCCCCTTAATACTGTCTGGTAGTGGCTCAGTCAAATCATGTGTAATGATTTGCTTAAAAATGGAAATTTCGTGAATACCCTCCGTACCTTCATAGGCAGTAACACTAAAGCCCTTACTTGATAAGTGATGAGCATAAAAACCCAAACCACAACCTAAATCGAGAACCGGCATACGCTTTGTAAAAACTCTTTCAAGCTTACGAGCCAGTTCTAATGAATGGAAATGACCTTTCTTGGCCTCTTCTACATCCCAAATGCCACTGTTATTAATCATACCTGCAATTTCGCACTGTGGCAATTGCCATTAAAGGACAACAAAAAAGCCCCATTACTGGGGCTTTTTATTTACCTAAATAAAAATTAGCATAATCGTTGATACACAAACACACCATGAGTAAGATTGTTAGGTGGCCTCGATTCATAACGAGAGTATTTCATACCATGCCTAGCAATGGGCTTACCCCACATGTAATGTTTAAATTCATTCGAAGGCAATTCGGCTGTAGTATCATTTTTAATCGCCAGTATGCCACACCAGGAATCATCAATGGGTGATATAACATAATCAACCTGCGCGTTTACGCACGACAGTTTAATAATATCAACCATGTCCATTTTCGGTGCATCCAGCACGATAACGTTACGTTCCGATTCAATTGGCACAGCAACCGGACAACTGTGTACCGCTACTACCCCTAGGGCAAAAGCAAGTAATGATAAAAATTTGCGCATAAATTTTCGCTTAGTGAATAAAAGGAAATCAAAAATGCCAATAACCTCTTACCCTTTAAAGGACACACTCGATTTGCGCAGCATCCACAAGCTCATGCCATCTTTGCTATACATTTCAAAACCGCCTTTCACCATTTCATTAAAAACAGCAGCATCGGTTATTTGCTCCGAATCCGGCACCATGTTCAAAAACATTTGCTTGAGCTGCTCAGTACTCAGCAGCTCATCACTATCCTTAATATCAAAACAAGGCATGAAATGTCTAGCAACTATGCGCTCATAGGCATATGTAACAGATTCCGGTGTTGTACTCATACACGTAAAATATGGTGTCAGGGTGTGCTGTATTTCCCAATGGGAGAATATGCCGAAGGTTACCCACACGGCCACCCTGACGTATGATTTTAATACACCAGGATCATCGGGAAATACAGCAATGCAAACATACCATAAAAAAGTAAAAGGCCGCATAAGCGGCCCCTTACCAACATTAACATATGAAAAAACCTAGCTACAACTAGTCTACGTAAGTGCTTTCATCTTCAGCACCAGAGCTGCCATATTCAGGCGCTAGTTCAATGTCGCCCTCATAAAACTGCATACCCAGTTGGTTAGCTTCTGCAGTAAATGCAAAACCTTTACGGCCAGATGCCGGTGTGGCACTATCATAGTTTGCACTTACAATAGCGGGATAATCTTCGCTACCCAGCTGCAAACGTTTGCCAGTGTTAGGGTCTTTAAATAAAAAGATGAACTCATCATTTTGCGCCTGACGGTCAAACTCAGCAGCTGCCTTTGATGTACCCGGGTAGAAAAATTCAGCTTTAGCTTTCTTGCTACGGCCGGCAATTTCGCCCTGGCTTTCCAGCATTTTCTTTACACTTTCAATAGTGGCGAATGCTTTATGAAAGCCATAGCCATCTTTAAAGGTGTGCGAACCATCAATAGTCACACTGTCGCCAGGTGCGGTTGTGGTTTTCAGTTTCTTAATTACAGCGAAATAATCAAGCGGTGCAAACAGTACTTCTACTGCCATGCCACCCATGTTGTCCATTCCGCGCTTGCGTGGGAGTGAAAAATAGTTTCTCATTGTATTGATCGATTAATTGTTATTTGAATGAGAATTTGCTGAAAGTAAGCTCTACGCCTTCTTCCAGTTCGCCATCGTAATCAGCTATAGTGTTGCCACCATATACCGATACAGGCTTACCCATCAGAACAGATGTAGCCAACTCGTTGGCTACTATCAAACTGGCTTTGCCTTCGCCCTCATCTTTCACCAGCACCTTACCGGTGCCTTTGTTTTCACCCTCAATGATGAGATTGGCTTCAGCTTCGAAAACATCACCTGCAGCAGCTACAGGCTTTTTACCTTTTTTGGCCGACTTAACTTTCGGCCCAAGTATTACGTGCAATGGCATATTTGTTTTGAGTATTAAAGCCCCGCAGTATTGCTACCGCGGGGCATAGGTTAATTAATCAACAAAGGTTTCATTTTCGTCTCCGCCACCCGATCCTGAGTTGCTCAGGTTATTTGTCCAAACAAGCTTGTTAAACTCAAAGCCGTAAGCTTCGTGGAAATCACCATAGATGGTAACTTCATCAACATCGAACACAAACGTTTTCAAAGTACCAGCCTGATCAGTCTTTTTGTCAACGATACGCACCAAATTCATTTTCGGAGTAGCAAACGCACGCTTACTGCCAATCATGGATATTTCAGGAATGATACGAATGCTTGTGCCTGGCAAATACTGATTGCTCAAATCTTCAGTATTAACATGTGCACCGATTGCAGCCTCACGACCTGCTTTATAAAACTCATAAATCTCTGGTGCGATGTATAAGTTCATCGGGCGGAAACGGAATTTAGGGTGTATGCCCAATTTAAAATCAACCGACAACTGTTCGTAAACAGAAGGGTCTTCTACAAGTGCACCACTGATATTGATCCCGTTTATTTTTTTATCGTCATCAGATTCTTCCAAACCGGCTTCCAACACTTCACCATAACCATTTACCGCATTTTCAGCAGGATTGGCCTGGTTGTTGGTTGGGGCAACATATTTGCCTTTATATAGCTGTTTGAATATGCGATCTTCTTGTGCCTGACGAGTTACCATATCAAGCATTAGTATTACGATATCCTGGTCGGTAATCGTTTTTTCTTCGTCAAACATTGCGCCCTCTATTGTACCCACCAATTCATCAGGCTTGATGCCTGTATAAATCATATGCCTACGCTGAATGGTTTCTGCAGGTACTAAAGAAAGGTCGCCTTTCTTTACTTTATCACGCACCCATCCTTGCAATACTTCCGTCATAAAAGCATTGCTACCGTAATACACCTGATCTTTCTGCACCCCGGACTGAACACGGCAATGACTTAGTAAGTCAGATTTTACCTCAAACTGAGCCATCAGTTGAGAGTAGATGTTTTTGCGTTTTGCTGCTGCTATTTTATCAAATGCTTCAGCAATTTTGTTTGGATTAAGTCCCATCTTATTAAATTTATTATTGGTTTACGATTGAATTAGCGCTGCAGTTCGCTGATAGGCGTTGGAGTAAATCCGGGAATTTCGCTAGTCTCTGCAGCTTCTTTTTCCTTTTCAGCTTTCAGTTTAGCAGCCTCACCGGAATCACCTTTTTCAAGTTCAGTAATCTTATCGTTTGCCGCTTTCAAATCAGCCTGCGCTTTGGTAAGGTTTTCCTCGGCAGTAGTTTTAGCTGCGTTGGCAGCATCAAGATCAGCAATAAGCTTCACTACTTTATCAGCAGTTGCTTTGCCAGCATCGGCAGCAGCATCAGCTACGCCCTGGTTGTACATGCTTTCCGTAACTATCATTACGTTCTCAATGCCATTGGCTTTGAGTTCTGCCTGAATGGCTTCCACCTCATCAGTGGTAATTTCTTCAGCAGCCTTTCCTTTAAGTGCTGAAAGTTTGGGGAACTTGTTTCCGAACATATTCGTTGTTGTTTTAGATGTTGCTTTATTTCGTTTGCCACGCACACGGCTATATGTACCTTCCACAGCATGTTCAATGCTGCCTATGCGGTCGGCCAGTCCTATTTCAATGGCCTGATCAGCGAAATACATTTTGCCGGTAAACGGATCACCTGCATCAGGGTTAAGCTGTGCAGCACGGTTAGATTTAATTGCATTAATAAACTCCTGTGCAATAAATGCCAGTTCGCCTTTCACGGCTTTATAATCACCTTTCAGTGCATCGCGATAGTCTTTGTTTTTATCGGTGCTTTGCGGGGCATATATCTCATGCAGCTTAATACCCTTTTGCTCAAAAAAACCGGTGTAATCCGCCAAAGTGGTAAGTACTCCAATGCTACCTAGCATATCTGTTTTCTGGCTCACCACTATTTCATCAGCAGCACTGGCTATCCACATTGCTGCCGATGCGGCCATGCCATCATCAATATATGCAGTCACGGGCTTTTCGCTTTGCAGTATGGCATCAACCAAAGTTTGTGTGCCATCCACCATTCCACCCGGTGAATCTATTTGCAAAATGATTCCCGCAATATTGGGAGCATCGTTTGCCTCTTTTACCCAACGGGCCATATCACTGGTGCCTGCTATGCCGCAATCGTAGTATTTACTCACAGCACCTATCACGGGTATCAAAGCCAGTGAGTTTTTTGGTGCCTCATTGAATGAACGCCAAAATGAAGCACGCACAGTTGAGCCTTGCACCTGCAACACACGCGGGTTATACATATTGGCTTCAATGTATTGCTCGGCAGTCATGCGATCGGGCAACACATCAGGCACATCAATGCCATAGCTCATTTGTGATTTGCCGCTTGGCATCACTGCGGCATCAGTTGTAAGCAGCTGATGCACCAGGGCTATATTGTTTTGCACCCATTGCGGGTCAATAAGCCATGGGCGGCTAAGAATGGACGATATAAGTTTGTAATTGCGCATTATGGCAATACAAATTTTTCACATCATTATAAAATGATAAAGGACAGTGATATTACTGCAGCGCTGCTATCAGCGCATCATACTTCGCCCTGATGGCTGCGCGTTGCTCTCGAATGTGCTCAGGTACTGGCACACCTGTATCCATTTGCCTGATGATGTACCAATCAGTAGGTTGCAGCTCCGCAAACTGCTCTGCTTTTAGTAGGGCAATTTTGCCGGCAAGCCACTCGCTGTGCTGCTGCTCCGTTGCACCTTCAATCCATTGGCTTCCATTCCACTTTGGCTGAATGAATGTGCCGTTGTACGGCTCCACCATGTGCCATTCTTCTTTAATATGGTTCTCAGTATAATTACTGATAAAGTAGCCGTTCTCGTCTATCCGTGCTTTTATTATCATATTACCTCCTCAAAAATCATAATTAATTCCGGGTGACGCATTGCCGTAGAGTCAGGATTATTTGTGCAACGCATACTGAAGTATATTTTAGTGTGTGCTGGCAATGTGGGGAATGAGGATGGTGTGAATACCACATCTTGCTGTTGGTCATTAACAGTAGTAAAAGTATCCTGAAATAACTTTTGCGCGTTAAGAGCAGCGCCACGAGCTGAATCTTGTGGCTCTTCATTAGCGTAAAAGAACACTTCATAGGTTCGCGTACCTTCATTTACCTGATGTTTTACGGAGAATCTGGCTTGCTTAAAGCAGCATTGAAAGGGAAGCATAATACCGATAGTGTCAGCCCTCAATCTAGTGAGATTAGGCGTGGCACCAGTGCCAAGCATACTGCCGTTGCTTACTAAATTGAATGTGTGAACTACTGAGGTGTTGCTAATATTAGCCAACCAAACATTAAGTAATGATGCAAACGATTGTTGACCACCCCCTCTGTAATGTATATAGGTGCGCAGTCCTGTGCCTGCCTGGCCTTGTGAGCCTCTTATGTCCACACCATTAGCAATGTTTGCCACTAAGCCACTCGCGCCAACGTATAGCCCTGTGGTTGGTTTGCTTCCTGTGCTACCAGTCCAATCAACCACTTGCAGTACACGCCTTTCACCATCATTTACAACAGCCAATATGGGTGTCCAGCCGTCTAACCCATCATCGCCATCATTACCTCTTATATCTACCGCGTCATCTATATTTTCAACAAATCCCTCCTCACCTATAAATACATTTACTGCAGGTTTAGAACTAACCCCACCTACCCAATCTATCACTTGCAATACTCGCCTCGCTCCGTCATTTACTACCGCCAAAATGGGTGTCCAACCGCTTTTTGCTTGTGGTATCGGAATTTGTGTTCCTGGTATTAGCACAGGTGGTTCATCATCTGGCTGTGCGTAAGTTATATTACCAAAATAATACAGCTCGGGCAAGCTGCAAGTTCCGTAAAATTCAATATCAAAACCTTTAAGCCCGGTAACGCGGTTGCGTGGTTGCTTTCGGTAAGTAAATTTTAGCGGCTCACGGATATTGCCAAGCAGGCACCAGTGCCCGTTACTATCTTTTCTCAATACCACAAACCGCTGATGTGTCATACTATCCAGTACAGCAGCCGTATTCATATCATCGCCAGAAATGAAACCGGCAGCTTTGTGGGTGTACATACTACCATTATCATCGCGGTTGTTTTCGCTGGGCGCATCTATACTTTCACGCACACAGTCTATATAAAACCACGCTTTATCATCCAGCAGTATTATATCATCCTCTATATACATAGAACCTGCACCTCGCACCGGGAATAATGCTTTATTAATGTGCTGATGTGGGATGAAGAGAAGGCGTGTACTGCCACCTATATTATCACCGTATATACGTTTAATACTTTGCATTTTTTACTATTACAACCCAAAGGACAATCTGCACTAAAATTTATTTCCCTACAGTATCAAGCCATATCGCCCATACGCCTCCGGTACTCAGCTTTTTTTAGTGTTTGATAAGGAAAATTTTCTTCATCAAAGCCAAGTTTCTCCATTGCCAGGTGTATAGCCTGTTTACGTTCAAGTGCAGCATTAACAGCCATTGCAGCATCTATCCAGTCAAACAACCGTTGCTTAATATGCCCTTCCAGGTATAGTTGAAAGATAGTCATGTTCGTATTGGTAAGGGAGGAACCGTATTTTGTTGCAAACCATTCGGTCAGACGGAGCTGAATACACTCAGTATCGCGTATAAATTGTATTTGGTGATCGCGCAATTTCGATTTACTAACCATCAGCCTGCTCAATACACGCATAATATCAGAATTATCCGGTATTACTAATACGCCACCCTCGTTGGTATAATGATTAAACAAGTAGGCTTTAACATATGGCTTTACCTTTATGGGGCATGATTTATATACCAATTCTTGCATGGCATAAATTTCGGCAAAGAGCGACCACAATAACTATTAACTTTCGTTTGAAAATATGTTGTTTTAATATTAGATATGAACAGGCTGTGAAGACAAAATGTTAAAATAGATGCGGTGTGTATGCTCTAAGATTTTACCAAAAATGCGCAACTGAACCAAACATCAAAAACCTGAGGGCTTAAAATCACGCAAAAAATCTGAAACTTTGTAACTATGTATCTACTTACTGATTTTCAACAAATTGCAGTTGTAAACCGTTGCCCAAAATTTTGTAACCGGGCGTCCCCTTTTTTGTAACCGGGCGAAGCCAATACTTTGGTTTACAAATTTTTTGTATCCTTTATATTGAATATATACAAAAAAATGTAAACTAAACAAACCGAGGCGGGGCTTGCCTTTTAAGCGGTTGGAATAGTTTGGTTACAGAGTTACAAAATTTTTGCGCTAAAAAAGATTGAGCGGTTTGGGGGAAACCGTGTAAAACGGCTATGGATGATTTTTTGCAAAAAAAAGGCTCGGCATTTTTGCCGAGCCACCAGGAATTAATTAGGCGCCCTATCGGGCTTTTTTATGGCGCTTACGCGCAGCTGTGCGCAACGGATGCTCAGTGAGCAGCCTTATAATATACACGAGAATTTTACGCAGCATTTAGCAAAGTTAGCCATTATGCCGAAAGTAATGCCAGTGGCGAAGGCGTGTTGGCTATATGCATCTGGCTAATGTGCTGGTATCGCATGGTGGTTTTGATATTACTGTGCCCCATGAGCTGTTGTATCATCCTCTCGTTGATGTTGTGCTCCATCAGGTGAGTGGCAAAGCAATGCCGAAGGGTATGTGCGTGTATGGATTTATTGATACCTGCAATAGCTGCATACTTTTTTAAGAACTGATTGATGCTGCGCTCACTGTACTGTGGTTCAAACTGCCCGTTAAATAAATACTTCACCGGCCGGTAGGCTTTGTAGTAGGATCGCAGAGCCGATAAAATTGATTCGTCAAGCATGACATTGCGGTCTTTCTTCCCTTTAGCTTCGCGGATATGTATCACCATGGCTGAGCTGTTGATATCGGCAATTTGCAGATTGATTACTTCGCTTACCCTCATTCCGCATCCGTAAAGAAGCATAATAATGCATTGATGTTTTGTGTTGGTGCATGCCGCTATAAGTCTTTTTATTTCATCTTGTGTTAGCACTACCGGAAGTTTGTTCCCTTTTTTGGCGTAGGGGATATATCTCAATTTCATGGGCTGCTTAACGGTTAGTTTATAGAACTTTTTAAGAGCGCTGTGCATGCTACGTTGATACTCTGCACTGGGTAGTTGTAACAAGTAATTTTTGATTGCATCTTCATTAATGGCCTTTGGCTCTGTCATTTGTTCAAAGTGTTTCAGGTATGTGCCTACGTGATCAGCATAGGTCTTTATGGTTGACTGCGCCAGCCTCTCTACTCGCATATCGCGAATAAATGTTTCAATGTACTTTCGAATATTCATAGTGTATTTGTTTGATTTTAATTAGATTATAGGTAGTTTCTCAAAAACGCACGTTAGCAGTCATGGCTACCATCCTACTCCGTTTGAGCAATTAACGATAAATCCTGACCGTAATATTGATTAAGGTTACAAATCTGCGGATGGCTATCAATGTATTTCATCAACGCACAATCTTTAGAATGAAACCAGCTTACTCCATACCAAGGCTGATAATGTTCTTCACAAAATTTGCAATCACATTCAACCTTTCCGATTTTGTGCCGCCACTTGAAATTAAAAGGCACAATAATTTTGTAACCTTTATCAATCCAGTTTTTTGGCTTTCGCTTCGTCAATTTGTTGAAGTTTCCGATTATGTGTATTCCGTTAAAATATGCTCCCATACTATTTAATTTTATCGTTAATTAATCGCCACGAACCGCTAACAGCGGTTTTGTGCAAGCTGCCCGACCGCTCAATGCCAACGCTTCGCAGCCTGACACAAAGCCGCAAAACGTTATAGGCAATATTAAAAACTGCCAACGCACTACTAATTAATAACAATTTCTTCTATATTTATTTCAGCACCATACGAACAGAAATCTAATGCTCTTAAAACAACTTTTCCTTGTCCTTTTGTCAATTGTGTATCTTTCCTGAAAAACCTTTTTTGGATATATTCATTTGCTACTTTAATAGCATCTTCTAAGTTGTTTTTATACCCCAATTGTTCATAAACATATTTATCGGGGTCTCTACTTGTGTCTGCAAGATTTCTTTTTGTATAAATTTTGTAAGCCATCGCTAAAGTTTTTAATACAGCCTATAACATACGCTATACAAAAGTGGGGCTGTGTGCCAAATTTGAATAGTTGTGCATCTAATTTGCTTTATCAGGTAAGCGGAGGGTTGTGCATCTTAATCCCCACCTTCGTATAAGCGCGTCAGCCGTTATAGCCAAGTTTAATGACGACCAAAGACCTTAATATCATTGACGACTTACTGACAAGAACTATTAACTTGCCAGACATCTTGCATTTAAGAGCATCTGACATTGGGTATGAATTGACAGAAG